TCAAGTTTCATCGGTACCTATATCATCTACAAAAATAGGAGTAACCATATTCACATCTACTTTATCTGTAAATATACTGTGATAACGACCTAATAAGTCACGTGCTTTTAAACGATCACTAGGCTTAATAGGTACGTCTACCTTTTCCACATGCTCATTATATACAAGATTCATACGTCCAGTGTCTGGATTACGTTCGAATGTCCCTTTCTTAACTACAACCTCTTTAGTCTCTGTCTCATCACCAATAGCCGATTTCGTAAGTAGATACAATATTTCTTTGGCAGACAAAATGGTGTCGTCCATAATCTCATCTTTCTTACTTTTAATATATTCGTCCACTTTCTCTTTGCGCAGCAATCTACTCCCCGTTACATGTGCACTATTAGGGCTATATCCTGCCTTTATAGCGCTTTGCGTAACGTTGAGTGTCTTAATACACTCATTCGCAAATCGCTCTTGTTTGGGCGTTAGTTTATCCATTTAACCACTCCTTATTTTCTATAATTTTATCTATTAATTGATTAGTAAGTTGATTGATTCTGGTTACAGATAATTCAAAAATTTGCGCTATATCTTTGGTGGATCTACCACTGCGCAAAAGTAAAAACAAAATCAATTCTCTATGGGTACAAACACGCTCTACTAATATTTCTAACTCATTCATATAAATATGGTCATCAGTATGTGTAGTTTGTGTAGAATATATTTCTTCCTCATCATTCAACATAAAGAAATCATCAGCAGAAACCTCTGGCTCAACATCATTCACGTAATTATGATAGTTTAATATGAATGTTTTAAGTTTTTCCTTATCTGGTTGAGCCATAGAAACTACACCACCATAGCTTGTTGTGGCTTACTAGTCTTTGTTATAGGCTTGTTAAGATAAACATTGTATAAATCTACCTGTAATCGTTCAATGAGCTCATACACCTTAATACGGCCATTTGATTGCATGTATCTAACCACCTGTTGTTGCTCTTCTTTTGTATAGGTATTTAGCACCTGCTTTAATAAGGATAGGCGTACCGATGAATCATTTTTAAATCGTTTCAAATCAGCTTTCTTTTCACAAATCCATATCACAAGTTTATCAGCTGGATATGAGACAGAAATCACTCCCATAATATTGTCACATGTCGTTATCGAAGTGCTTAAGTGGTACATTTCGCTTATATGTGACTGGGCCAATTTAATTTTAGAATTGATATACTTTGGATTGTACTTGGTCAATAACTCATATTCTGAGATTTTTGTTTGTTGATACGGCGCACTAATGTTTTTTGTCCACAATGATACCCCCATTATATAGAATGAGCCTACCCAATAAAGGATAGGCATATGAGTAATGTTTTATTGTCTATAAGCGTAGGCTTGCTCTCTTGCGCCATCTTTTTTAGCTTTAGCATATTTTAATTGCTCGTTATATCTGTCTGCCAATGGTTTGATAACAACGTAACCATCTTTATCTTTGTTAATGACTGAACCCCTGTTATCCATACCAATTTGTCTTAAAATATTATATTGATATGCTAAATCGTTATATTCTTCATTATTCTCATACGGGTGTAATACTGCTTGTTTTAATTGTGTGAAAGTACCTGAAATTTGCCCTTGCTCATTTTCAGAAAAACGATTCTCATAAATATTTTGTAATAAACTTAATTCATATACTCCTATCTCTTTAGGGTCGGCATTTCTGACATAATCAATGATTTCTGAGTTATCGTAAAAAGAAAGTCGAGCTTTTAAATTTTGTCTATTAATTAATTCAGCTTGTGGGTTCGAAATATTTTCAGTTGTCGATTCCTTTTCAATTTCTTCTAAACGATTTTCAATATTCTTAATCTTATCACTAGCAAATTGCTTAAATTCATTTTCAATCTGTGTCACTTTTGGTTTTTGTTTCTCATCAATCGCATCTAATCTATAACCACGTTGATACATAATGAATGTTTCTTCTAAAAACTCATCTACTTTATCCAATAAATCTTTATATTTTCGATCATTAAAAAGTACGTCGTAGGCACTTCCCGTTTTGGTTGCGTTTGTATTGTACATATATAAACCTCTTTCGTTTTAATTTTATAATTCGATACGTTTTAAAGCCTCATAGCGTCTCATACTACCGTCTGCTAACTTCTTAAGATTTTGCATTGCTTGCTGCTTTTCTTTCTCAGTGGTGATGATATAGTGACCACGTTCGTGCTTTTTATAGCTGCACCCAATAGGGTAACCATAATCATCAATCAGCTTACTAATAGCATTTCTTAACCATCTTTCATTAGTTGAGTTGGATTCATACCCCATTAAGTTAAGTATCTTGGACTTAGTTATATACTTATCTTTTGAGTTTTGAATAGTTTCATAAATCCTTAAATATTCGTTTGGTACCTTTGTTATTTCTTTTTCAATTACTTTCACGGTTATAACCTCCATTTTTTCTCTCGATGGACGTTACCACGTAATAAAAATGTAAAAAGGAGTAGTTTTTACTTTGAAAAGCGAATTCTTACTACCTTTATTATACTAAATTTACACTCGAAAAGCAAACTTACGTTCCCATATTAATCTTATTTAACATTTTCTTATAATCTACTTTAACCATTGATAAATTAGCGTTTATTTGCATTTTGTTATATTAATTACAAGACACTAACAACAAACATATGTTCTTTTAAAATGTGACTTTGATCCTTATAACATTCTGGACGTTTAGCTTTTGTTAGTTTTAATTTTATTAATATCTTTGGTTTTTCAAAGTTGCTAACCTTTACATAACCTTATTATTGATATGAGTTAAAAATGTTGATATAGAGGCATTTTATAAATTTTGAAAATTCGCTTGCCTTGCATAAACCTTGCATATTATTTTTTTACTACCTTCCCAAAACCTTCCCATTTTTTACAACATAATTTTTGCACCTATCTAAAATCGCACCATTTTACCTACCTTGTACAAACCTTGAACATTATATTTTTTATTTTATCTACGAGAAATCTTTAGGGTTTTTGCAAAGTCCAAATTTGGCCCCTGCTAATCATTTAATAGTATTGGAACAAAAACCAAATTTGGGCTCTGATGATCATTTCAGATGTATTAAAGGACACTCCAAAATTGGAGAGTCATAACTTTTATAGAAATCAAAATTACTATCTACTTACTATAAAATGACCACCTCGCCCTTTTCTCATAAAAAAAGCCATACACCTATTAAAGTGCATGACCTATACATTTTATGCTTTCACTTCGTTATAATAAGAGTTCTTCAAGCCTTTTAATTTAAGTTCTAACGCTAAGTAGTCTTTTCTATTCGCCTTCTCATTCTGGATAAACTCAGTAATGATTTTCAACCCCTCAACTAATTCTGGTGCAGGTTCATTAATTCCAGTAGCTAACTGATACAACATCTCCATGTTACCTATAACATCAGCATTACTAGATTGAACGCCTTCAAGTTCATCTATATTGAAATCTCTACTTATATAGTCAAACATGTCACTGTTATTACTTTCTGCAAAGGTTTCTAGTCCGTACATGAAATAATCATTATCAAACATGAAACTAGCCATCATATCGCTTATAGTATCATGTGTGCCATCGTGTAAATCATAACCAGTATAATGCCCCTCAATGCTTTCTATGAGCTTCTCAGCATGCTTTACTGAGGCAATCTCAAAAGATTTTCTCACTTCACAATCTTTTATCATTACATGAGCGTACATCTTACCTTTGCTTATTAGATACACAATATTAAATGGATCATTGTATATCTTAAATGCGATAGGCATTTTATGACTACTTTCATGTAGCCCAGTAAAATATCTTAATAATGTTGCTGCTCTAGTTTCAAATTCATTTGCTATAATTTCAACGTTCATATATTTACACTCCCTTAATTTTAAATGACACTGGTAGCCAATGGTCTGTTTTTATATTTTTTGATTTCACTATCGGTAAATTCAAACCCTTTCCGTCAACCATGTAAATAATTGGTGAGCAAATATCCATCTCAATAAATTCATCACGTTTAAGCTCAGCAATAATATTAAACGCATCTTGATTCCATCCAATCCAAAATATCACGTTAGGATGTTCTCCACTTGTATAAGCTCCATCACCTTTATATTTAAAGTGTTTTTCTTCAAACAAATTTTCTATTTCTACAAAAGTTGTGCCATCATGTGTTTTTATATAATCTAAAATTTCCGATTTTATTTGAGTTTTATTCATTTCTTCCTCCTAAAAAGTTGAGTAGGTGTCCCAAAGTCCTGTTATTGACTATTTATGGGACACTGTTAGTACACTTATCAAACCTTACTCTCCCAAAGGGTTCAGTTTCTTTGTCCTACTGTCCCATTACTTAAGGGAGACACTTACATATATTTTGTGTTCTTACTTTATATTTTTATAAAACTTCAAGTTAAAACTAGTAGGACAAAGGGACACTTATAGCATGGCATTTACTGCTACAATGGTTTAAACATGTCCCATTACTGTCCTATCGCCGTCCCATTGTCCCGTTAATGTTGGTTTTCATTTTTTAAATCTTGATAATGAGGGGATAAATCTATTTGAAATCCATATTGCCTTCCTATACTTTCACCAAATCTATGACGTGATTTTACTTGTCCACAATATCTTGTATTTCTCAACGCTTTATCAATTTTTCTTAAATTATGTTTTTGTGGTTGGTCATCACGTTTCATCATTACTTTCCAAATTTCCATACTACATACTTTGTCACGCCATACATACGCACCTGGTTTTGTATTTGGCAACTCAATTAATTTGCCGTCACCGTATAATTTAATATAATCTTGATCTATAACATCGTGTGCAGACACTCTTTTTTCTTCTAACGTTCTATACCAATAGTCTGACGGAATAGGTCTCTCAAGAAACTCTTCGATTTCACCGATTAAAGCGTCCTTTTCTGAATGCTCTTCTTGGACTTTTAATGCTATTTCATTTGCTTCCTTATCTAATAGCAACGCTTTATCAGTTGGATTTTCATCAAAATAAACCTTAGCTTCAGCGAACATTTGCTGTACAATATCTTGAGTTAGATCATCAAACGGACTCTTAATCGCTTTATTTTTATCTGTCGTAATAGGAAAGAAACGGCGATTGCCTGTTTGATCTTTTAAAAGTTCATAATCATTTGTTGTACCAATAAAAACACATTGTCGGGGATGTCGTTCGGTACGTTTACCATATGAAGCCCTATAAATATCTACAATTGCACTAATAAAACTTTTAATATCTTCAATAGTAGACTTTTGAAATGCTGATAGCTCTTCAATCTCACATAACCATGAGCCTTGTAATTTTTTATAAGTTTCATCACCTTTAAACGCTTTAATACTTTGGTTATACCAGTGTCCCCCCAATTTACTGATTGTTGTAGATTTTCCGTCTCCCTGTCCACCATATAAAATAATCATGGAATCGTATTTGATACCTGGTTGATAAATTCTAGCAACTGCACCCATCATCCATTTTTTAGTGACTTCTCTATTGTAATGTGTGTCTTCTGCGCCTAAATAATCGATGAACAATGTTTCAATGCGTTTTATTCCGTCCCAACTTTTAGATTCAATCATCGACTTAATCGGATGGAATTTATTATGGTAGGCTTCTTTTTCAATAACGCTATCCATAATGTCACGACTAAATTGCACATTATAGTATCTATCAATATGCGAAATTACATGTGTCGTATCAATATCAGCCCAATAATAATTAGTATCATCTTTAGTACGCCAATACGGTAGACGTTTTAATTTAGTGATTTTTTCAAAGGAGTCAAACTGTACTAATCCCTTTAAACTTTCATCATTCCCCATGATTAGCTCTGCATTTGAAGTAGTTTTTTTAAGCGCTTGTGTTGTCGCTGATCGTCTTAATTGACTACGCCAATTATCATTATTGGTAATACGATTATTTTCTTCGATCAACTCAAATACTTCTTCGTTGCTTACATCTTCCAAATAAAGACCTCCCTATTTGTTTTTACTATCTTTTTTCAAAATACTTTTAAATGTTCTATTGACTTCATTTTGATCAATAGGTGGAGTGCAGGTCGTAGCCCAAGCACTTACCAATCCGTAAACAAGATTAGCGTCCACATAACGACGTAATAAGTACCCTGTTAAAGATGCTAATGTTTGGTTGCGTTCACCTTCACCTACACCGAATGCAATTTCACGCCAATACGCACTGTCACGCTTTTGAAATTGATTTGAGTAATCAACGGTTATTGGTTCATCGTTGACAACCATCTTGTTTAATTCTTCAACTGTAATTGCTGGTGCATCATTATATTTAAAAATGTAAATTGAATCTTTTGACTTCTTTACTGGTAAAGCCATAGCTTGTGACGGTACAAAACTGGCTTCATCTACTGGATAGTTAATGTACTTTGCTAATCCATTTGAATACTTGCGATAATCAGTCGCACTCACTGGCGCATTTAAAGGTACTATAAGACGTATACGTGGCTTATCAGCAGTATATGAATATGTTGTATGAAATGCCCACGCTACATGTTCTAATTTGGCTTTAAATGATTCGAACAAACTTCTAAAATCTTTAATTTCATCATAATCTAATGTAATAGCACTTCGGTTTAATAAAGTGTCATCACTACGATATTTGCTAATAATTTGATTATCTTTCTCAATATCTTCAAAATCACCATATACGCACAAACCACGGTTATATTTATCATCGTTAATCATTGGAATCTGGAGTTTATTCAACCAATCTGACCAACGATAAAAATCCGAACTATTAAAAGAATTTGAATATAAATTTTTATATTGAACTATATGAATTTTAAAATCGTTATTCAATTTAACTTTTTGAAATTCCATTTTCTCACTCCTAGTATTAAAACAAGAGCAAAGATGTTATAATACAAATGGAGTATTTTCTTATTGCTCTTGTGTTTTATAAATTTTGTATATTATGCGTTATCTGATTTAGTCGCCAAACTATTCATATCAGATGACGCTTTTTCTATTTCATGAAATTTTTTAAGAATATCGTCAAACTGTTGTGTATAAAGACGTAACAAACCAAACATCTGATCATTGTGAATACGTCTCTCGTGGTAGGTACAACCATCTCTAATTGTTTCATCTTTAGTTAAAACATGGTTGGTTTCATAAGGGTAATAGTCATCAAAATGCCAACCGTGATTATCCTTTAAATCCTCAAATCTATCTTTCAATACTTCCAAATCACTAAATAAATCTTTAATTTCAAAATTCATTATTCTGCGTCCTCCACTTCAATATCTGGATATACTTCAAACTCTTCATCATATTCATCATGAAACTTATTCATATTAACAAAAATTCGTGCCTCATCTTCAACAGTTAAGCCGTATAACATTTCAGCAGGACACTCTACATAACCTAATTGTTTAAGTGCTTCGACTCGACGAATACCATCAATGATATATAGCCCATCTTCTCTCACACTAACTGTGATATATCCAATTGCAAGGCGTTCGAAATTTTCAACAATACCATCTGCACTAGGATTATCTGATGAGCGATAGCTATAATCTACTTTCAAATCATTAATATTTACTGCTTCAATTTTTTTATTCATTTTTCCGTTCTCCTCTTCAAAATCAAAATTATTTTCTATTTGCTCTAGAGTCCACTCGATCAATGTTTGTAAGTGCTTCTCACGATTCACGGGTTCAATCCATTCATTTTTGCCATTTCTAACAGTGTGGTTATATTCTGTTCTTTCATCTTTAGAAACAGATTCCAATGTATTATAAATATCTTGTATAACGTCTTTTTGTTCTTGTTCCATCTTTTACGCCTCCAAGTTTTCATAATTTAATAGTGCTATAGTGCTGCCTAATAGATAAATAGCAAACGCTACATGTACACCTAGTAACCAACCACTTATGAATGAGATTATTGAAAGAACCAATATATTAAACGTGAATTTCATCATGTTTATCACCTCCATTTTCTTATAAATATTTTTTGTGTTTGCGTTGTAGAAATCGTTCAAACTTTTCCACGTTTACCAGTGTCAGTGTGCTACTAATATCAAGATACATACTCTCTATACCTAAATTATCTTCATCATATGAAATAATTAATCGTCGAATTGTTGAATAGCTGCAATTAAATAATTCGCTTAATAATTTTGGCTTTGCGTATTTAACTGGGAATACGATTTGTTTTTCTTCAAGTGCAGTATTTTCTTTAGTTGGTAAATCCTGTAATTTAGTATATGACATAAACCCACTCCTTCCGCGTAGTTTTGCGTCGGTCATTGATTAAAAAAAATATCATCCAGAGTAATGTTTATCAATCCCTTATCTATAAGTAAAGATTTGAATTTTATCATTTCAGATTTTTTAAAATCTGTTTTACCTTTTTCCTTATTTCTATAAGATTGTTCTGAAATGTTAAATTCTCTAGCCATTTGAGATTGAGTTTTTCCTAACATTTTTCTGTAGCCTAGAACTTTGTTCATTAAAATCCACCTCCTCCTAGACGTCGGAACTCGTCTGTATGTATAATAATAACAGAGGACAAAAATAAAAGCAATATTTTTACGTCGGTTTACGAAAGTTTGTGATTGTTCCCTAGTTAAAAAAGGAGTGAAAAGATGGATATTGATAAAACTGAAGTGGGTAAAAAAATTAAAAATATCCGTTTAGATAAAAGTAAAAATTTAAGAGAATTCGGTGAATTAATATCAGAGAACTTAGACGAAAAAAAAACAATTTCAGACAGTATAGTTAGCAGATGGGAAAAAGGAATCTCAATTCCTAGTGCTAAACGTCTGAAGGAAATAGCTAATATAGGAGGAGTTTCTACTAATTACTTATTATATGGCGATGAATTTTCATATCTAGATATAGAGAAAAAAATAAATACTGAAGAAATGGCAAAAAATATAAAAGAAAATCTTGCTCATTTTTTAAGACATTATTTATACTATTCTACATATAATTCTAATAACGAAAAAACAGGCGAACTTTTAAGTCTATTTTTAAATAATGAAGACATTAGTTTTGATAATATGTTGGATAAAATGTATTCTTTGATTTCTAACGAAAACTACACTTTTTATATAAACGGTGCGTATATTTTATTGAATGAAAAATTTGAGAAATTACATGTACAAATTTATTTAACGGAATTTATATATCAATTACTTATACAACTCGCTCTCGATTATCCTAAAATTTATTTTGAAAACTTATTATTACAAATTGATGATACTAAAACCAATATAAAAGAAATTTCTATGAAACGTGATGTATATAAAGATAAAGAAATAAGTGAAAAATTAGCAGATTTTATAAACCGTGAAGAGTATCAGGGGATTTTTAACGATCTAGATAAATTAAAAATTAAAATTAAAGATGGAAAAATAATCTTAAACGAGGATTAAAGGAGATATACAAATGAAAAAGATGTTCGGCGTATTACTAACCAGCACATTAATATTAGGTGCATGCAGCACTCAAGACGACACTTCTAATAAAGATGAAGATACAAAATCAGGTATGAAGTCTAACGATCCTAATAAGGATAAAAATAAAGATAAGAAAGATAAAAAAAAAATCTGAGGAAAAGTCTCACAAAGGAGATAAGAATACTAATCAGAAAGCAAGTTCTCAAGATAATTCATATAATGAAGAACCACAGAATAGTGAGCAATCACATACTAACGAACAACCTACTCAACAAACTCAGAATAATCAAAAGGCTCAATCTAATCAAACTAATGACGTTAATTCAAAGCAACAAACAACATCTAATCAACAACAACAATATAATGGCCAAAGTAATCAACAATCACAATCTAATCAATCCAATCAGCAACAAGACCCAAACACACCTAGCTATGAACAGTATCAAAGACAAAAGGCATTCTCTGAAGATTATGCTCGAAACCCAGATAAGTATCAACATATTGGAGGAGGTCCGGGAATGTTCGTTGAACCTGGACAATCATATGATGACTACAAGCAATCTGTAATACAAGGTTATAAAAATACTACTGCACAATAATGTTATGAATTTTCCAAATTAAAAAGGGGTTATATTATGGAAATTTTAAACTATAAAATAAATTATGAATATGATAGTGATTTATATACTGTTACTGCAAAAACAAATAAAGGAAAAACTTTTAATTATACATTTTCAGAAAATCATACTTTAAAAGAAATTAGATACACATTAGAAGAAGTTGCGAAACAATTAGATAAATAGGTTCTAAAAAAACATTTCTGATCAACTGAAATCAATTAATAGGAGGGTGTAATGCTAATATTTATCATAATTTTATTTTTAATCAGCATCATATTATATGTATTAAGTTTCTTTTTAGCACAAAACGAGGGTTTATATTATAAGAATAATTGTAGGACTTTTTCGGTTCTTATATTAGCCATCGGTGTACTTTGTTTGATGGGCTATCTTATAAATTATATATCTTCAAACTATTTAGGAGTTTAATGTAACATTACAATATTTGAATAACTGCACTTGAACCATTAAGTGTTTATGAATTGGACCATTTTAATTAGCATCATCTTAATGCTCTAAATATACGGGAGGCATAAAAAGTGATTTTCGTTATAAGCTGTCTTATGATTTTATGGTGCATATGCTTAATATTGTTCTTATATAACGTTTATATGTTTATAAAAACAGATGGTAGCATCATTACAAAAACTTATTCTATCTGGAGTATATTGTATGGTATATGTATAATAATCATCTTAATATTGCTATATAACTTTAAATAGAAGACAAAAATTTTATTAAGGAGAATATATTTGAGAATTTTAAATTGCAAAATAAAATCACTTTAGATGGAGTATAGTACTTAAATAAACATCTTCCTAATCGATTAGAACTCAATGTTAATAGAACAAATACTTAATACTAGGGTGTCCCACGTACTTTTTTAAAATTTTTGGAGGTGATCATATGTGGCATGAGAAATTTACTAATAAACACGGTGAAACTAAATATCGCTATTATGAGAAGTACAAAGATCCACTCACTAACAAATGGCGACGTACTAGCGTTGTGCTCAATAAGAACGGTAAACAATCACAGAAAGAGGCTCAGAAACGCTTAAATGAGCGTATAGAGGCAAAGCTAAATGACAAGACGCCTACTACACTTAAGACGCTAACTTTTCATGCTGCATGTGATGAGTGGTTTGAAAGTTATAAGCGTTCATCTGGCGTAAAGATGACGACGGTCAACTTAAGAAAAAGAGTGATATATACGTTTAAATCGGATATTGATGACGATATTCTAATAAGTAATGTTAATCATATATATCTACAAGACATTATCAATAAATGGGCAGATAAATATAGTTATAGCTATGTTCAATCGTTAATGGGAATTGTTCGTTTCATATTCAAATATATGCTAAAGCATTACGACCTAGATTTATCATCAGTATTAGATAGGGTTGAGATACCTAAGAAAGCACAAACTAGAGAACAATTACAGGCAAAGAAAAATAATTATCTTGAGCCTTATGAAGTCAAAGAGTTATTACAGTGTTTTGACAAGTTGGCTGAGCAAAGCGTCACCGTCAATGGTAGACACAATATGAAAATGATTAAAAATATAGTGGAGTTTCAATGCAATAATGGGATGCGTATCGGTGAGCTATTAGCTATTAAAAAAGAAAATATTGATATAGAAAACAAGACGCTAGTTATAGATGGTACTTTAAATTATGTTCATGATCCAGTTACAAATACTTTTGGACTTAAAGAAACGACTAAGACAAGCAAAAGTAATAGAACAATTGGTTTAACTTCCCAAAGTGTTAAATTATTAAAGTCCATCATGTTGCAAAATAAAAAGAATAGTCAATGGAACAATAATTATAGGGATAGAGGCTTTATATTCACTAATACTGTTGGTAGCCCTATACCAGTTACACCTATCAACAACGCAATTAGAGAAGCTGTTAAAATGAGTTCGATAGACAAAAAAGTGACATCACATACACTCAGACACACTCATATATCAACACTAGCACAATTAGGAATAAATATAAAAGCTATACAAGATCGTGTAGGACATTCAGACTATAAAACAACTTTAGAGATATACACTCATGTAACTGATAAGATGGCACAAGATATGATGAATAAATTAGAAAATGTAAATATTGGTTGA